AGAATACCATAATAATTGGATAGGACCCTGGGCTTGGTGGTGGGATGGTGAATGGAATGGTCCTCAGAAATTACAAGAATGGTTTACATTTGTTGCAGATGTACCCTCAATATCCCCAGTGCCACCATCATCATTATCATTACCGGACCCAATAGAACCTCCCGATTTAGACGCACGTTCAGATACTTATTAACAAACATAAGCACAATCCACTAAAAATTCCCAACCCAATTAACAGGTATTCCTAATCTTTTCGCCTCATTATAAACCCAATCTGCATCAGGCATTCCCTTCTGACTTTTTAAAATAAGTATCTCTGCTACATCATCCAACTTTACCGGTCCCTGTATTTGTATTTCAATATATTTAGGGATGCGTCCACTTTCGACAAAATCATATATACGCCCCGCTCCTTCAAATACGGCACCATTTACCTTATTAATAGGAGCGCCCTGTTGTATCCCCGCGTGCATTCCACCCAAAGAATTTCCAAATGTTACTGTTGTACGTTCTCGCACCGTATCTTTGAAAACCCACTGAACTTTTCCGTAATCCATCGCATTGCATTTACCTTCTTTCACTAATCCATGAATAGGTCGAAGTTCGTTACTGACATTCTGTGGTATCCCCAATCCCTTTTCTGCTGCTATTGCGCGATCAGTAAAGCTTAATTTGCCTTTAGATGTTCCTGTTTCAAACTGTGTTTTGAAACGACCATCTTGTAATATCATCTTAGCGGCGTCAGGTGGAGAATGAACTGCTAATTTATTATTATTCACAACATCCTGCAATTTATCGACAGCGTCATTAAGCATTTTCTCCGCGTCTTCTCTTGGGTGTCCAGTTGCGTACTTAAGTGCATCAATATTACGTTCAATAATATTTTCAGTATCTAGTTTGTTGGGATGATACAATAGACCTGTTGTCGGCACTGGCAACTTTCCACCAATATCACCAAGAGGAGCAATCCTCAAACTTCTCCCCCACACCTTGTCATCCGTGAACGTTGCGAGCTTCCCAAAGTCCAGCTTCCCAGCCTTGTAAAGCTCATACCTTCCCTTCCCCAATACTCCCAACTGCTGCTGCTCATCCAGCTTCGCAAACTCTTCTTCCCCACTGGGTATCGTTGGGTTAGTGTCAGGCACATCATATCCAAGTTCCTTCCAGCCTTTTGAAATCGGAATCATGGCGCACCTTCCGGACGGATGGTCTTCAAGCCTTTCATCCAGCGGATGTATCGTCCCGTGCATAGCATAGCAAGCCGCGCACGTGCGCGTCCCTAACGCACTATGCCAAACCCAACCCTTCACAATATCACTGTTCTTGTTGTAGTTCTGAAAACTTGCTTCCCTAAAAGCGCGTAGCTGCTCTGTTCTTGCAATCACCAAAGCCTTCGTCAGTCCTTGCGCTAATCCATCCTTCATCAAGCGCGCCGTCTTGCGTGGGTTAAAGCCCAATGCCATTGCATTAACCAGTTGTGTCGTCAAGCCATCTATTGCGTCAGGATATAATGCTCTCTCCTTCAGCACACTAAACAAAGGCGCGCCGTCTTTGCAATAACCAATCATGTTATTCACTGCGTCCACAGGCAAACGATTGAAGTTGATGTTCACTCCAGCAGGTGTCAAATCTCTTAGCATTGCTTGAGCAGCGTCATTGCCTAATGCAAAATACTCACGTTGTCCGCGCTCAATTTCCCCTTGCGCAAATCGTTCATATTGCCCTACTTCCCTTTGTGTTTGTGCCAACAACGTCTTATACCGCTCCATGCGGTATAACTGATTAGCAGTGGGCAGTTTATCTATAGCCCTAAGCGCGTCAATTTCCTGAGTCAAGGCTGCAATCTGCGCATCCAACCCTCGCTCAACCGCATTCCAGCGTTTAGCCATCAGCAGCATGGCGTCCTTCTCGTTGTTGCGCACCTCTGCCTTAAAAGCGTCTAACGTCTCAATTACCTTTGGTTTAGGCATACTCCATCCTCAACTGTAGTTGTGCCTCAGCGATGCGCTTCTGTGCGATTGCGAAATACTTCTCATCAATTTCAATCCCAATAAAGTTCCTACCTGTCTGCACGCATGCAACACCTGTTGTACCACTCCCCATGAAGGGGTCAAGAATGGTGTCGCCTTTGCTTGATACCTTTTCTATGCACCATTTCATAATATCTACCGGTTTTTGTGTCGGATGTACTCTTTCTCTTGCTATTGAATTATTCGATAAGTCTTTTCTACAATAAATACCACGCCCTTTACTACACCAAGCTATTTCGGCATCACTCAAGAATGAACCATAAGCGCGCTCGTTACGCTTTATCCAGATTAGGCAAGTCCCAACAGGCAGTTTATCCGCGAAGTGATTCCATCCGAATATTATCTGTTGCTTTCCGTACTCTAATAGAAAAGATGGGTCAAAAGGTTTATCGTCCCCAATTATTGGTGTTCCGTTCGCTGAACCAATTCCGTTTCCTCTCTTAGCGATATTTCCGGCAGTCCCACCGCTAAATCTCGAATTATCTGTGTTTAAATTCATCCCATAAGGTGGGTCAGTCACTACCGCGTCCACGCTCTTGTCAGGCATATTCCGCATCACCTCAAGGCAATCACCTAAACGTAAATCCACACTAGGCATTATCGCCCCTATCAAATTCACGCATTGCACCCGCCAACACCGCACCAAGTCCTAGTTGCTCGCTCGCCTTTTCTTCCTTCATCCGCTCCTGTTCATACTCCCAATCGCGCCCCCTGTCCTCAGCCGCTGTATTTTTGCTAACTATACCAAGTGCTAACTCTTTTTCCAGCCCTTCAATTTCCTCGCGGTCATTAAAAGGCAGTTCTGCACCCCAATTAATCGCTACTTCTTCGTCATAACCATGCACAGCTAACACATTTTGCAGCAGTGTTGTCAGCCCAGCACCATAAAGTAGCCGTTTGTCGTTAGCTTTGTCAAGTGCTTCCTTGAACATCACCTTCAATCCGAAGTTGGTTAGCTGCCCAATTTTGTCTTTCATGCTTGCCATGTCAACCGTTCTGTGTTCCGCGTTGAATGCGTTCTGCAGAGAATCAAGGAATGACATGGAGGATGATAAGTCGGATTGCATTTCTAGGTTGCTGATTTTCGCATCTGGGTTAGCAATTGTCCATAACCCATCAACCGTTGTGTCCTCAATTCCACCTTTTTCGATACCTACACCAATCGTTCTTGGGTGTGCATGGAATTTCAGGATGCGATTTATGTTTGACGCCGCGAAGTTGATTTGGTCGTTGATGCCTAGATTAGTTATATCAGGCTCGCCGTAGTAGTTGTCTATAGAAGGCAAATTCTTCCAATCCACTACAGGTGGAAATGGAAACTTCCACACAACATCATCTCCTACGTGCTGCCAATTGCTGCTCCGCGATTTCGCATACTGCACAATCATCCATGATTTTTCATCCATGCGTACGATGTCTTCGCGATGAGTATCATCGCCTTTAGTCCACTCGATTTTGTATGCGTTGATTTTGTCCATGTCGTCAGGCTGCCAATACGCGGTTACGATTTCAGGTTTTAGCGAAACCAGTTTAGTAATCCACAATTTGCTGTCCATGCTTAGGTATGCCATCTTCGTGAACACATGCCCACACAACGCGCCTTGTATAACTAGGTCATACACGTAGGCATGAACATCACTTGCCTTCATGATGTCATCCAAGACAATCTGTGCCGCTTCGTTTTCCACCGTGAAAGTAGGCATTTTACCGATGAGCATAGATAGGCTCTGGTTGACGGTCTTGCGCACAAGATTGATTATCACGTTGTCGTCGCTATCATCAGGTTTTACCTTCAGCGGCTTGGTGTGCTGCCCTAAATAGTATGCTTTATTCTTCCTCGCTATTGTTTCGCGTTCTTTTTTTTCAACTTCTTCAAGACGATTAAGTTCTTGAGGATTGTTATAGTCATATAATAGTAATTCAGGCATGTTATTCTCTCCTAGTAAAAAGGATTTTCTTTTCGTTCTATTCTTGCGCCAGCCATAGCAGTCATCGCCCACCACGTCAACGCAAGGCTAATCACGCGGTCGTCATGCGCCCCAGATGGTGCGCTGTATTTAGGATGCCCACTCGCACCCATCATCACATCATACGCACGCAGCTCATCGGCATAATCTACCGGCACTTTGAAGCCGTCATGCTCCATCGCACTCGCCAATGATTGGATTAACTCAGGCTTTGTCGTTGCAGTGGTGTTGAAACCGTACTCTCCATCATGACCGCGCACAATGGACATCCCAGCATCGCGTAAGATTTCGATGTTAGGCTGTCCAATGGAGTTTCTTTCAGGTAGCAAGTTCACGCTTCCCCATCGTTTTAACCTCTCCATGATTCTTGTGCGTTGATACGTGTAATCAATCTGGTTGAACCTATCCCAATCTACAACTCTGTTGCAATCACGGCATCCAATCGTCAATACCGTAAAATCCTCTTTCATCGCCCAGTCTAAACCGCCAAACAGTCTGTGTCCCTTGTGCTGTTCTGGCTCATCAGGTACATCAACCACCGCTGCCTCATCCACCCTTTGGAAATAACTTCCATCAGATAGAAACTCCGCTAGTATCTCCTGCTTGAATACCCTTTCAGGTAATTGCGCTTTTGTAGACTCTATCTCGTCTCTATCGATATATGGATTGTCATAAGTGGTGTAACGCCAACTCCTATAGTCACCAGCATTGAGCGAATATAAGTGGTAAAAGTAATTAAGCCCTTTTGGCGTAGAGATAAACAATGCTTTGCCCTTCCTGTCTGCAAGTGCCGGACGAATCGCTTCCGTCCATGTCTCCTCTTGCATATATGCGCATTCATCGAGGACAACGAAATCAAGACCCTCACCGCGCAGGCTATCAGGGTTATCGCTGGAGCGCACCTGCACCCAACCGCCTTTAGGGAACATAATCATCCTATCCGATTTGTTAGTCTTAACCCCTGGTATTTGTGCGGCTAACCTGCTAATCTCGCGCCATCCAATCGCACTCATTGGGTATGATGGGCTAATCCACCACGCTTTGCCCCCCTGTATAGCAGTCATTAAACATTGCAGCGCACCCATGCGCGACTTACCGAATCTACGTCCAGCAGCCAACACCTTGAATCTAGCTGTATCTTGAATTACCTCTTGTTGCGCTCTGTGCAATTTAGGCAGCGTTATGGTTAATGGCATTCTCATCCGCCCATTGCAATACCACGTTCATCGCTGCCCCGTTCGCACCTGTAATCTCATTCTTCTGTGTAGCCTTCCCAATCGCTCGGTCAATGATTTCTGTAGCTGCATTTTGTTTCACATTTTCGTTCCTACTACGCAGCCCTTCTACCTTAACCGAAATTGCTTCAGCTAATGCGCGTCTCATTCTCTCACGCGCCACAATCACGCCATCCATCGCCATCAGTTCTACAGCACGTTGCACATTAGCCCCCCAATTGCATACAGTTGTCTTACTGATTTTCATCTGCCGTGCAGCATCAGCATCACTAGTACATTGTTGGCGAATAACCACGAAGCGCATCTGGTCAGCACTCAAGGATTTTAGCAATTGTTCTAATTCGTTAGCTTCCATTGTTATTTTGTACCATTATGTTCTATTTCGTTATCGATTTGGCACGAAACGTTCAAGATTTGTCCAAACCGCTGACACTCCGCTAACTGTGCCATCTGCATAACACTATCCTCAGATAGGTCAAGCGTAACCCGTACGCCACCATCAACCAATGTCTGCACCTTGTACACAACCGCGCTAAACGTGATGTCACTCATACCGCCAACTCCACCAACTTCTCACCGCCATAAACAGCGGCGCAATAGATACCGATGTCTATCTCTAACCATATACTGCCTTCTAGCATAGGCTTCTGATTCAGCCAGCCAAACACAAAGTCCTTCGGCAGCACGCCGAGTAATTCGCCTTCAACAGATGGCATATCACGCACGTTCAAAGTATCACTCAGCACCCGCGCAATTCCGTAATCTGCCGCTACGATAGGCTCTACAGGCACTACAGGGTCTTTAGGCGGAATAGGAGATATTGTACCACTGTTCAAATATGGCACAAGGTCAACAGCCCCGTTATAGCCGTTCGTCTCCAAGCCGTTCAAACGCATTTCGGCATGAAGGTGAGGACCGGAAGAGTATCCAGTGCTGCCAGAACGTCCGAGTATATCACCAGCTCGTATGGGTTGCCCAAGTATGACAAGGTAATGGGTTAGATGAGCATAGATTGTCTTTCCCCACGCGTGGTTAAGGCGCACGTAATTTCCGTATCCTGATGGGTCGTAACCGAGCCTTCCAACCGTGCCATCACACATAGCATATACAGACGTATTCAATGGGCAGCCGTAATCAGTACCGTTATGCCCTTTTAATCCAAACTGGCTGTAATCATATTGATTCTCGCCGAAGTTCTGTGTGATTGGATAGTCCCCCATAAGTGGGGGACATAGCTTTAATCCGTTATTTGCCATGCTATTTTTTGGATAACATAGCGCGGGATTGATTAGCCCATCCAATCGATACGATGTACGTACCTATAAGCGCAGCCAATTCCACGATATTTTCGCTCGATAAAGGTAACGTCTTGCCGAACGTAGTCGCCAGCATAACTACGATACCTACCACTGCAGCCCAAAACTTGCGGTCTTTCAATGTGTCCTGCAGCTTCGATGCTTCGTACGTTGGGTCTAGGGCAATCGATACCAGATAGCCAATCACGATTAGAACAAGCCCGGTCATCTCCTCGGTGGGGATAACCTTCCCGAACAATTCATTAACCACGAGGGCTATGAAACCAATAAACGCTAACCAAAATTTCCTGCTCTGTAACAAACTAAACATAATAAACACCTCCAAAATACATATAAGATTATTGAAACCCTTGCCTAGCCAAGCCTTGCCCAGCCTAGC